GGATTATCAGAAATGTTAGCATCTCCTCGCTGATTTGAACTTTGAAAAGAGCCGTCATCCTTTTTATAACTGTTCCATTCACAGGATTCTTTTTCCGATTCTAAAACTGCAGCACACTCTAAACATACCATAGCCTGGTCAGATGGATTATATATTATTTTTGCATGAAGGCAACACATGCCGTAATTAATTTTTACAGTTTCTTCTCGTTCATTGATGATTTTATCTAAATCTTCCCAGGCTAATAACAACTCTTCATTCATTTAGACAATTATAATACAAATTATACACAATATCTTTAATATAACTATAAAAACGTAATATTTTGCGGCAAAATAATTATTTTTAATTATATTCACATTCTAACAAATAATGGAAGGTGCAACTGTTATAAAAGACACCGATGCTTATGCTATAATTCTAGATAAATCTAAATTTATATATTCAGTAAATTTAAAAGAAGATAAACCATACAATGAAAAAAAATATGAAGAGTTCTTATTATATTTTAAAAATACATGGGAATACATTAAGGAAAATAAATTAAAATATCATCAGTTAATTAATCTGGGTGTAAACGGAAATAAAAACAATGAATTACCACTTGATGCATATATTAAATTAATTAAAACTATAACCGAGATCAATGAAATCTTAAACAGTAACTGTCATTCTATTTGTATACTAACAAACGGGTCTACAAAATGGAAGACTGCATATGAATTAGTTACTAAGTTATGGAAACCCGCTAAACAAAGACCTTTATTGTTTACAGATGATTTTAAACACATGGAAGCATTTTTTCTAACTCAGAAATTAATGCCTCAGTTAGACACCCTAAGTGAATGGGTTGAATGTGAAGACGGTGGTTATGTAAGAAAAACAATGTAAATACATAGTGTGTATTAAATTAAATTAAATACTTTACATACTGAATTGTAATATATTTAATTTAATTATAACCTAAGTTAATTATTTTTTATTTACATTTACATTTACATTTACAAAATTCTACCAACTAGTCTTCTACCAGCTGGGTGCAACTTTAGAACATTAAGACCTGCGTATACGGTAGCGATAATACCTAATACAATATGCGCCTGCTTTGTAAATTTAACAGAATCGGACTTACTGCTCTTTTTACACTCATTGTCTAATACACCTACGGACATCCATACAAAGGCAGCAATAACAAGGGGAACTACGATAGTGTATAGATTTGATTTCAACATACCAAAAATCGAGTTTGGGCTAACACCGGACATTATTTTTATTATTAGCGATATATTTTTATTTTAAAATAATTAATTATTTAAAATTTATCCAGATCATTTTTCCAAAAATCTGACATTTTATAATTTTTATTTAATGTGTATTCTGATTGTATTTTACTTTGAGTACATTTCAGAGAATCAATAGTGTCTTCACTAAATGAGTGTATCTTCATGTCAGTTAGGTATGTATATGAATTATTTACTTTCATATAAGAACGTTTTTCAAGTTGTTCATTTATAAAACTAATCTTCTGTCGGAATACTTTTACCTTTTCGTCTATCACGTCATTCACAAAATTTATCTTCGCATTTATCAAATTGAGGTCTTTGGATAACTTATCTGAAATGTCTTTCTGTCTTTTTGTGTAATATTCGCACCTGATTGCCCAGAATCGATAGACAATTTCTTCAGCGGACTCTATTTTAATTATTTCATTTTTTTCATTAAAAACATGGATATTTTTAGCAGACAAATTTGATGTCAATTTTAGTTTCTTTTCAAATTCCTTATTGTCTTTCCAGTTTACTATGTTTTCTAGCGGAACCTTGATTTCAAAATGTACATTAGTTTCTGTAGACTTATTGATGTAGCTATAGATTTCATTTTCAGTTTCTAGTTTGTCCAGATGTGATTTGTAATCTTCTGTCCATGTTCCAACGGGAAGTTCTGTAATAGTTACTGTATTTGACACTATTTTATATAGACCAGATGTAACCCATTTATTTTTTTCTATTTTTGTAATTGTGCCATTAAATCCTTTATACCACGGCGTAAGTTCTTGAATGTCTGAATCAGGGTCTTCTACCAGCTTAAGAAGTCTATCTTTTAGATCATCCGGATTAAAACATGGTACATCAGTTGAAAACCCAGTTCCAATTCCACATGCCCCGTTGACGAGAATTAGTGGGAGAGTGGGTACATAAAAGGATGGCTCGATTGAAAATCCATCGTCATCTAGATAATTTAGAATAGATGTACTAAAATCATTGGAATTGAAAAGATTCTTGAAATCCTTTGAAAGATGTGTAAAGATGTACCTGGGGCTTGATGAATCTTTTCCACCCAGAAGTCTAGTACCAAATTGACCAACAGGTTCTAGAAGATTCATGTTGTTAGAACCCACAAATGTTTGTGAAAGACCGATGATAGTATCTTGAAGACTTGCTTCTCCGTGATGATAACTAGATACTTCTGAAACATAACCTGCAAGTTGAGATACCTTAATTTCTGAATAAAGATTTCTTTTTATACACGAATAAATGATTTTTCTTTGAGAAGGTTTCAAACCATCTACAAGACTTGGAATGGATCTTACATTATCTGCTATGGAAAAAAGTACAAGTTCTTTATTTATTAGATCTCTTACTCTCACATTACTTTTTGTGTAGTCTAGAGTTTTAGGTGATGTAATATTGTCTAGGATCCATTTTTTTCTTGCATCTGCCTCTGTTTTTGTAAAAGCCATATGTAGGTATTTTTCATCTATATTAGATTCTACTTTGTAGTCTAAAGTCATCATATTTTTAAAATATTCCTTGGCTTCAGTTGATGTGCTTGTACCAAGACCCTTATAGTATTTTATCTTGTATCCATTGATATTGTTATGTTCTTTCCATTTATTGTAATCGCTTAGATTGTAGAAAGGCATTACCATGTCTTTTTTTGATACTTTGATAACAGGCGTAACAAGTGAAGAAATGAAATCTATCTTCAAAAGTTCTGGCCAAGAATTACCAATGAAATTTACTAGAAGGCTTTTAATGTGAAACCCATCTGTATCAGCATCTGTCATGATAAGTATTTTTCCATATCTTAGTTCAGATACATTCTTGTATTTTTTACCGTTTTGAAGTCCAAGTATCTGTTTGATATTATTGATTTCTTCATTTTTAGACAATTGTGTATAAGTTGCAGTTCTTGTATTTAGTAGCTTTCCTCGTAGAGGGAAAACACCATATGTGTCTCTTCCAACTACAGAAAGACCTGAGATAGCCGTGGCTTTTGCTGAATCACCCTCTGTAAATATGATAGTACACTTAGATGAATCTTTTGTACCCGCCCTGTTTGCATCATCGAGCTTAGGGATAATAACTCTCGATGTTTTCTTACCGTCTGTTTTTTGTAGAGATTTCTTTTCCTTTGCATCAGCCAAAGCAAGTACGTTTTCTATGATGCCAAGCTTTGACACACTCTTGACAAATTCATCAGATGCTGAGAATTTACTCCCAAACCCTGATACCTTTGTGATGTGCTTTTCTTTAGTCTGAGAGGAAAAAGAAGGATTCTCAATTATACAATTTATGAAAACGAAGATGTTGTCTTTGATGTAATTAGGTTTAATAGTAAGGCTTTTGTGTTTTTCTTGGATAATCTCTGTGATTTTTTTTACAATGGGACCGATGACGTGCTCCACATGACTACCTCCATCTGTTGTATTTACTCCATTTACAAATGAGATACATTGAAATCCATTTTCAGATGGCGCGATAGCTACTTGCCATCTAGGATTTTCTTGAATAACTCTCGGACAGTTCTTTTTAGGGCCGATATACATAGAAATGTATTCGGAAAAATCTTTTACATTTAGTTTTTTATCGTTGTAATATACATCCACCCCCTTCGGTGTGATAGCGCACATATCAAATGCACGCCTAATTAGAATACTTTTAGTGTCTTCATTTAGAGTGTCAACGCCAAACCTTTTAAAATCTGGTCTGAATGTGATCTTGGTGTATTCTTTAGAAGATTTCCCTAGTTTTGGCTTACATATTTTGCTTAGATTTTTTTCAAATGTCTGTGTGTATTTTTTACCCCCAGACGCTGTCTCTACTGTAAATGTATCAGAAAAGATAGCAGCGAGTTTAGCACCAAGTCCATTAAGACCCCCTGTCGTCCTTTTCTTGGAGTCATCATGGTTGCTAGTGGTTAGAAGATTTGCAAAAATAAGTTCAGGTATGTAAATTTTATACTCTGGATGAATCTCGATTGGTATTCCAGAATCGTTATAGATTGAAATTGTATTATCATCTGAAATCCAAATCTTTATACACGTCATGTTGATATTTCTTTGACGTTCATCCGAAGCATTTGTCAAGATCTCATCAAAAATCTTGAAGATGCCCGGATTCCATCGGCATGTCTTAATGCGTGCAGTGTTAGTTTCCTGATTTATAATCCAGCATTCAGATGATACATCTGAAATGTCTCCTACGTACATTCCAGGTCTTTCTAAAACATGCTCTATTTGAGTATATTTTTTATAATTTTCAGACATATTGCTTATACGTAAAGTAACTGATTATAAATTGTATTTTATTTTTAAACCAGTTATTTTTTTGTAAAATTTTTCAAATAATTTTAGGAGGTGCAGTGTATCTAGTTTTTAGATTGTTTATCATATTATTAATTTGTTCGGCTGTTCTAAGTCCTACAAACTGAGATTTTTCTTTTTTATACTTTATGATAGTTGTAGGTATATTATAAATCCTGTTTTTAGTTAGAAATTCTTCAAATTCATCAATTTCAACGTCTATAGTATATGTTATAGAATTTTGTATATCTACCAGTATCTGTTCTATTTGTTTACAAGGCAGACACCAATCTGTACCAAATTTAATAAACACAATAGTTTCTCCAAAATCAATCTCATTTATACTATTATAAGAATCAATACTGTTAATTGATTGTGCCATCTCCAATGACATATTATATTATTTATTTTTAAGTTATATTTAAATTTAAAAAATATACACAATTTGTAATACATATTACACAATGTTTCTTTCTAAATTTGACTTTTATAAATTTGATATGCAAGCCGTTGTTATAATTATAATAACCATCTGCATATGTTTAGGTGTAAATAAATACATGGAAAAGGATACCCCCGGTGAAAAGAAAAATAATGAGACTTTAATTTTCTTAGGAAGTATAATTTTAGGATTTTTAATTAGTTTAGTTGTTTCGTATGCAACTATAGAACCTGATAATTTAGATACGTCTGATTATTATAATTAATAATATTTAGTTAAATTATTATGTCGATAAGTCTATCAAAATTTAATCCGCGTAAAATAGAAGAAAAGAGACTTACAGGTTCAGGTCCAGCAACGTGCGTTTTTATAGGGAAAAGAGGAACTGGTAAAAGCACATTAGTTGCTGATATATTATATCGTCTAAGAAAAATTAATGCAGGTGTTGCAATATCTGCAACCGAAGATGGAAATGCCTTTTATTCTAATTTTATACCTGAAATACTTATACATTCTGAATACAAACCAGAGGTTGTACAACAAATTGTAACTCGTCAAAAAAAAGTAATTGATGGTAAAAAGAAAGACTCTAATAAAGACGTATTTGTTCTATTAGATGATTGTATGTATGATAAACGTATGATTAGAGATCCAAATATACGAGGTATATTTATGAACGGTCGTCATTGGAGAATTACATTTTTACTGACAATGCAATATTGCATGGATTTGCCTCCAGACCTTAGAGCTAACATCGATTACATTTTCATCCTTCGTGAAAATATTATACAAAATCAACAAAAATTGTATAATAATTTCTTTGGGATATTTCCACACTTTTCTGTATTTCAGGATGTTCTTAATAGTTGCACAGAAGGTTATGACTGTTTAGTTTTAGATAATACATCCCGAAGTAATAATAT